CGACCATGCCGATCCTCGATGCGCTCGGCGTCCCGGTGTTCAACCTCGGCGGCTCGGCCTACTCGGCGAAGTCCATCGGCTTCTCGATGACGCACAGCATCCGCGCGCAGACGCAGGTCGGCACGCTGGGCGCGACCGGCTTCTCGTGGGGTGCGACGCAGGTGACGACGTCGAGTTCGAGCTACCTGTCGAACTGGACGGAGATGTCCAACTACACCGGCAACGTGGCCACCGATCTGTGGTTCGCGATGCAGGACAGCGGCGGGCGCGTGCTCACGGTGTCGATGCCGCAGCACAAGTGGTCCGACCTCGGCGCCGACACGCGCGGCCTCAACCAGGACGACTACCTCGACGGCAGCGGGCAGGCTGTGCTCGACCCGGTCGAAGGGTGCACGCTCCGCATTCAGAGGTTCGTCTGATGGACCTCCTCGGCATCAAGGTCGACCCGGCGAAGGTCGCTGGCGGCGTGTGGTGGTCGATCTGGCGCGAGCCCGACAACCGCATCGGCGGGAAGTCGGTCGACGAACCCGGCGAGGGGCCGGCGCTGCTGATCGTGCCGGCGCTGACCGCCTACGAACGCGCCCTCGACGACGCACGTCGGCCGCACCTCTACGAGATCCGCGAGGGCAAGGTGTCCGACGCCGTGCTGCGCAAGATCCAGGGCCAGGCGCTGGGCCGTGCGGTCCTGCGCGGCTGGCGCGGCCTCGTGGTCGGCGGGCAGCCGCTGCCGTGGTCTGAGGACAAGGCCGTCGAGCTGATGACGGATGACGCTTGGCTGTCGCTGCGCGAGTTCGTGCAGTCGGCGGCGAACTGGCGCGCGGCGCTGGCAGCGCAGGAGGTCGCGAAGGCCGCGGGAAACTGACTAGCCGCCTTCGGTGGCTTCACCGCTACCCACCGGACGAGCGGCGACGGCGGGCGAAGGAAGCGGAGCTGCGAAGCAAGCACGGGCGACCGCCCATGCCGGACATCGGGCCGGAACCCGAACTCGACGACGACCTGCAACCAGTATGGAACGCGTGGCACGAACTGAGCGAGGGGCGAGCGATCGGCATGGCCGCCAGCGGCCTCGCCTACTCGGAGCTGTCGCGCTGGTGCGAGGACAACGGAGTCGTCGGCGAGGAACGTCGGCGCTGGTGCACGCTGATGCGGGCCATGGACCGCGAGTTCCTGGCCATGGTGAACACGAAGAAGGGGGGCGCTGATGCCAACTCTCGAGCTGCTGATCGACGCGACGGGGATGCAGCGCGGGGCGGCGCAGGCGAAGCGGGCCCTCGACGACATCTACGGGGCGGGAAGCCGGATTGAGCCGCTCACCAAGCAGATCGGCCAGAACCTCGGCGCCGCCTTCCAGGTCACCGGAGGCGGCGTCCAGATCGCGAACGGCATCAGCCAGACGGCGCGGTCGTTCGGCGAACTGAACACGGCCGCGGGCCTGTTCAACGCCACGCGGCTCCTGCTCGACATCGGGAACACGACGCGAGACTTCCGCGAGTTCCGCGGATCGGTCGGCGGAGCGGCGACGGTGTTCGGAACGCTCGGCGCCGTCATCCGCGCGAACCCGATCGGCGCGGTGGCGACGGCGATCGGCCTCGCCGCCACGGCGTTTGCCGCGTTCAGCAGCGGCGCGAAGCAGGCTGTCGTCGACTACCAAGCCCTCGCGGACGAGATCCGCAAGAACGACATCTCCGATCGGGCGAACAGGCTGCTCGGCATCCCTGACGACCCCGCTGCAAGGTCCGGCCGGCAGCTCCGCCAGATCCAGCAGCTTCAGCAGGGCCTCGTCGCTGGCCAGGGTCTGCCAGGCGGGTTCAACCAGCTTCGCGACGCGGCGGGGCTTTCGGATCAGCAGCTCATCGCGTTCCTCGCCTTCGAGGGCAACCAGTCGGCCGCGCAGTTCCTGGCGCGCGGGTCGTTCGCTGATTCGAGGACGGTTCCCGGTGGCCCGGGCGGGTTCCCGAGGATCGAGAACTTCGAGAACACAAGCCCTGGGGCTGTTCGGCTCACCAACGAGCAGGCGCTCGCGGTGCTGCGGAGCCAGGCCCAGTCGCTGCTTCGGCAGACGGGGCAGGTTCCTGCGCAAAGTCTTGAGGGCCCGTTCGCCCGCAACGTCTCCGACTCCGCCCTCTACTCCACCGGCGTCCTGCGCCCTGGGTTCAACGCGAACCCGTCCATCGAAGACATCCTCAACCCGGACAACGGCGTCCCCGGCTCAGGCGTCCGGATGACCGAGGAGCAGATGCAGCAGCAGGCCGAGCGCTGGGAGCGCATCAACGAGAACATCGAGCGCGCGACGCGGGCCGGCGAACAGTTCGGCGCAGCCATCGGCGGCGCCCTCTTCGACGCCATCAGCGGCGCCAACACGCTGCGCGGTGCGCTGGCCGCGGTGTTTCAGTCGCTCGCGCGCCAGGGCTTCCAGGAAGGCGTCGGCGGCATCTTCGGCGCCGTGGTCAAGGGCATCACGGGCACGCAGGCCGCGCAGAACGGCGGGTCGCCGGGCCCAGGCTCCAACATCGACATCGGATAGCGCATGGCATTCCACGACGTCACACTTCCGAGCGGCATCCAGTATGCCAGCCAGAGCGGCCCTGGCTTCGCCACGATCATCCAGACGACCGCGAGCGGGCACGAGGTCCGCGTCGCGCGGCAGGCGCAGGCCGTTCACCGGCTCTCGCTGGTCAAGGCACTGCAGACGCCGGCCGAGGCGAAGGAGCTGAAGTCGTTCGCGCTGGAACGCCGCGGCGCGCTGCACTCGTTCAAGGTCACCGACTTCGCCGACTACACCAGCAACTCCGACGGCGAGACGGCGCCGGCTGCACTCGACCAGGTTCTCGGCACCGGCGACGGCACGACGACGCAGTTCCAGCTCGTGAAGCGCTACGGCGCCAGCGGGCCAAGCGAATACACCCGCACGATCACACTGCCGGTCAGCGGCTCCGTGCTGGTCGCGGTCGCCGGCACGCCGACGGGCTCGTTCACGGTCAACAGCGCTGGCGTCGTCACGCTGGCGTCGGCTCCGACGCTTGGCCAGATCGTCACCGCCGGCTACCAGTTCTCGGTGCCGGTGCGGTTCTCGCTCGACTTCGACCGCTGGGCCCGGCTGCAGGCCGACGCGTTCCAGACGTGGAGCCTGCCGCTCCTGGACCTCGTCGAGGTGCTGAACGAGGTCGAGCAGCCGGAGCGGGTGGACCCCGGCGGCTGCTTCAACATCACGACCTCGCAGGACGTCACGCTCAGCTACGCCGACGGCCGGCTCATCAACATCGTGCCGGGCGCCGCGATCAACGCGTTCCTCCCGGTGCCGGGCGAGATGGGCAGCGGCATCGACGTCTTCGTCATCAACAACGCGACCGGGTCGGCGGGCACCGTGCAGGTCCGCGACGACGCCGGCAACGCGCTCGGCACCGCCATCAGCGCCGGCAGCGCGCGCAGGATCAACCTCGTGCGCAGCGGCGGCACCTCGACCTGGGTGATGACCTCGTGAGCGTCACCGGAGATGCATGGTTCGGCGGCTCGGTCGACGTCTCGACCGGCGGGCCGTTCTACACGCTCGGCCTGCCGTGGGGGCCGGGTGGCAAGCGCCTGCACGTCGTGCGTCCTTCGGGCGCCACGTTCGCCGTGCTGCCGCTGGCGCTCTTCCTTCGCGAGGGGGCAGACGTCTTCCGCATCGTGAACGCCGGGACGGCGAACCTGACCATCCTCGGCATCCTTGGCACCGCGTTCGCGACGCTGACGCCGGGGCAGGTCGCCGACCTGCATCTGCCGGTGCTGACCATCGAAGGCCTCTGGCAGGTCTACGTGCGCAGCGGAACGGCGACGATCGGCACCGGCCTCGCCGACCGCAAGGTTGTCAACCTACGGTTGACAACGCAGACGAACCTCAACCTGCGCGAGTATGCGCGCTCGGCCGGCGCTTTCGACGACGTGCCCTACGCCGTGACCTGCACGATCGCGGCGGGCCACGTCATCGGCAGCACGTCGGTCGCGATCCCTGCCTTCGATACCGGCGTCTGGCCGGCGGGGACCACGATCAAGCTGCTGCTCGAGGCCGGCGCCCGTATCTGCGGCCGCGGTGGCGCCGGTGGCCAGGGTGGACTGGTCCCGCCGTCCGCGTTCAACGGTCCGGGGCAGGCCGGCGGGCCGGCGATCCAGACCTGGAACAACCTCGTCATCGTCAACCGCGGCTTCATCCAGGGCGGCGGCGGCGGCGGCGGTGGCGGCACGTTCGTCGCCGTGCCTGGCTGCGGCGGCGGTGGCGGCGCTGGCTACCTCGCCTCGGAACCGGGCCTCGGCGGCTTCGGCCTCGGCGGGTCGGGCCAGCTGGCGGCCGGCAACGGCCAGGGCGGCTCGATCGGGCTCGGCGGCCTCGGTGGCGTCCTGGCGGGCCACAACAGCGGCGGCGCAGGCGGCGGGCCTGGCACGGCAGGGTCG